CATGAAGCCCGTAATGCCCACGCTGGGGTCAATCATGCCGACTTGGTTAGCGGCTGTGGGTTGGAGCATGTTGTTATACATGCCGCTCATGCCGTCGAGATAGCGATAATCCAGCATTAGAAGAACAGTCCTTCCGGCATTTCACGCCCCTCATTGCGGCCATAGCGCTCAGCGTGGAAGCGTCCGTACTCGTCCATGTCCAGCCGGTTATCGCGGCTCAAGTCGTAGCTTGCCGGAACACGGTCATTGCCAAACGGGGCGTAACCTTGAAGGCGCTGGAACTCAGCCATCAGGTCGGGGTAGGCTTGAACGTATCGGGAGCCTGGTGAGCCCATCATGCCGTTGAAGCGGCCAGAAGGCGCATTAACCGCCTGCTGATATGTGCCTTGCACGGGGGCGCTAGGGTAGAACTCCTGCCCGCCGCCAAGGGAACCCGCTTCCGGTGCGGCGTAGATGTCGCCAAGGCCCAGCATGCCGCTGATTTGAGACAGGGCGCGGTTGGACGCTTGCTGCCGGGGGTACATCTGGGCTTGCTGCTCGCCGTAAGGCGGTTGGCGAACTCCAACTGCTGCCGAGCGATGCGCTCCTGCGCGGCGGCTTGGTCTCGCGCGGCCTGTCGCTGTGCTGACGCGGCAGAGCGTTGGGAGCTTGCCCCAAGTGCGCCAGCGCCAAGCGTAGCGCCAGCGCCAATAAGTGCGGCGGTAGTTGTTCCAATAGCCATTACACGTCTTTCCAGTAATGCCGCTCACGAAGCGTATAGCCGCGACGGCGGTACATGGCGTCCATTACGCGGTCAGTGCGATCATCAAGTGCGAGATTGACCATAAGTACACCATCAGCTCCAGACTCTTCGGCCCAATCTTCAAACGCATCAAGAAGCTCCCGACCGTTCTTTTCTGCAAACCAAAATAACTCTTGCGCTACAATTCCGCCGCCAAAGTAAATGGGAGAAAGAAAGCCCGCGATCATGCCTGTGCCGTTGTAAAGCAAAATAGCATTCGGATTGCGGATAATGTTGATGAAGGTTTCGCGCATTGAGTCCCGATTAAACGGACGGTCGCGCCAAGAGGACATGGCGTGAAACTTCTGCGCCAATTTAAGGAGGTGCGGAACGTCCGACACAGAGGCCAACAGCGTATCGTTTTGCTCAATCGCTGCGACCATCAGATAGCCCTTTCGTTAATGCGAACGCCGTCAATGCGGTAAAGGTTGGGGTCGTTGAATGTCATCTTGAAAAGCCTTCCCGGTGGCTTCATGCGGCCAAGGCGCGTGGTGTAGATTCGGGTGGAGTATGCGCCGGAAGCCCCAAGGGCCAGCGTGCGGGAATTACCGTAGGAAATAAGGTCATCGGACCATTCAAGCGTCAGCGTCGGGGCTGCCTCATCCCCATTGCCGACACCTTTGGCGGCGTCCACGATGAAATTATAACACGGCGCATAGGAATTTGTGGGCACGAAGATGGTGCAGGTTCGCGTAATCGCCCCGCCATCCTCGTCATAGGCGCTCTTGCGCTGATAATAGAGGTCAGGCCCCTGACTGGACCCCACGATATACTCACCATTCCAGTAGGTGATGTCTTGGCAGATGTGGGTTGTCGCAGACGTTCGCTTGTGCCATTCTCCGGTGGTCACATCAAATACGAAAGACCCGACGCCGGGCAGGAAAAAGCCAGCAAACGTATGACCTTCTTCCGTGTAAGTCCACGCCTTGATGGCGCGCTTGTTTGCATCCGAAAGACCTTGGATCGCCTCTTCAACGGCAGGCGTCGAGATGGGCTGCGGCTGATAGCCTTGCAGGGCGTAAACGCGGTTTCCGCCGTGGGTGCTTTGCCCTACGAAGAACACAGCACCGCCAGCATTTATACAAGCCCTTGGCCCGACCAGCCCGACATGGATGGTGGCTCCGGTTCTGCGTTGGAAAGGCGCGTTAGGATCACCGGTACTCGGCCAGAATTCGGTCGTGTCCTTGCCAAACAAAATGAGTTCGCCGTTCTGTGTGACCCCTCCCATAAGGTCATCGCCTTCACGCTCCGCAGTGGCAAAATTGAGCGCGCCTATATCATCGACATCAAGCGTCTCGGTCCAGTAAAAAGTGTCTTCATTGGTTGGAATAGCAACAAACCGACCATCGAGATACAACACAGTTTCGAAGGTCAGGTTGGTATCAATTACAACTTCCTCGAAAGTGGTGCCATCGTAAGCGTAGTACCGACCGTTACTGGTGAGCGCCATTTCATTGATATTAGAAAAGGCAATGCTGGCCTCTTGCGTGTCAGCAATAGCGGTGCCACTGTCAAGAGTGACCTCGGTAACGGTGTCCGAGTCATTGATGCGGTCGAGACGGGTGCCGTGCAATACGAATAGGTCGCCGCCAAGGACGCCCTGCTGATGCCCCATAACCCGAATGTCAGAGCCTCCGGTAAGCTCTTTGTAAGCGTCAAGCCCCGGCGTGGGCAGTAGCACGAAGGCACGATCATCCCGATACCTGTTCGCGGGCTCGGCAAACAGATTCACCAGTTCGCGCTCAGGCGTCTGGTAGTCGGATCTATCGTAGAAGCCGGGGCCGAAGCTGACGTACATTAGCCGATGGTTTCTGCGTTGTTGGTTTGCGTTACAGTGCGACCGGACAAGAAATAGTTGGTCGCCGTACTAGTCGGGTCGATGTAAAGCTTTCCGCCCTGCGCCACCCGCTTGCCCTGAACCTCACCAACCGAGCGCGCCTCGTTGGCTTCAAGCTCAATCGTCTCGATACGGTTGGCCGTTGATGCAGCCGCGCCGCCATTGTCTATGTGAATGTGAACCGTGTTCGCCGCGCCTGACGCTTCCTTAATGGTCAGGCTGGTGATGATGAGCACTTGATTAGCGGGAACGTCAAAAATAGACGCCGCCGAGCCTGTGAGTTGACCGTCCTTCGAAACTTCAGCCATTACTGTTTTTCCTTTAGGTTCATCACAACCAAATCAAGGTCTTCTATCGACCAGTCTAGCGTTGCTGAGTTGGCGTTCTTCCAACCGTTGTTATTGCCGTTCTGATAAGACACCTGCTCGCGGTCCAGTGCGAAAGCAAACACGATTTTATACGGGTTGCTTTCAATGTCTGACGGGGCGGCTGTCACGGTCATGCCGCTCAAAGGGATTGACAGGATTTGATTTGAGTTGTTTGCTTCCGTTGAGATGTTGGAACCAAGGTCTTCCGTTGGCCTTTCCTGTACGCGGTTGAACAGGCGCGTCATGCCCCGACTAGCGTCGTTAACCGTTAGGTAATCGTCATCGCTTGTAGAGCGCGGCGTGGAAGCGCCAAAATAATCATTCTTGAACGTAGCGCTCGCGTCCATAATCCAGCACTTTTCATGCCAGCAAACGAACTGCGCAATACCGCCGCGATAGTTAAGCTGCCCGTCAAACCACACCAGAAGCGGATCGCCGGGGCTGGCGTCTTCAATCGTCACCTCAACACTAAGCAATTCCCGACCGGGGCTATCATTTGTGCCTTTGACCGCCACGGCGGACTCAAAGTCCGAAAACACCGTGTCAGCGAAACGGTCCATTGAATACGGGCCGAAACTATTACTAGCGCTGAACCCCGTCGTTGTCGCAGCGCGCCTTGCCAGCGCCTTGTTGAAGACCTGATCGGGGTTAATGTCGCCCCGCAGGATTTTGCGCGTTAGGGCCGTATCCACACCAGCGCGCAACGCTTCAATGTCCTGCCTTTGCGCCTCAAGATCGCGGCGAATGAGCGATAGGGCCTCTACGCTGGAAGCGAGCAGATCAACCGCGTTGACCTGATCGACAAACCCCCCCGTCCTTTGCCAGATTTGGTCCAAGTATCGGTATGCCTCCCCCGTTAGCGTGCCGTCTGGGTTTACAAAGAGCCCACCCGGCTTGAAGGGGGATGAGGAAACATCAGAGCGATCAACCATGACGGTACTTACGGCCCATCACAAAGAAGGACGATGCAGTTTCCTTGTCGAAGCTCAGGCACTCGTTGAGCTTCATGCTTGCGACCTGCATCAAGCGCTGTTGCATATTAACATCTTGCGGGAAGAATTTGGGCGCAAGACGAGCGGCAAGGCCATACACCAGCGTTTCAAACCATTCCTGCGGGAAGTCAGGTTCGTTTGACACGGCATCAAAGTCTTCAATGGGGCGCTGGGCGGTGAAGATCAGCTTGTGCGTGCCCGATAGCCCATCTTGTAGCAGCGGCCAGATATATAGCTTGCCGGTGCCAATCTGCGGGTCGTAGTGGTACAGCGTGGGTGTGGCGAAGCTGGTCTTTTCCGGCAGGTCGTCATACTCTTGGCGGCTAATCTCCATCAAGGGGCGCTCATAGCCATTGTTGTCCTGATAGCGCACAGACTCAATGCGCAGGGGACGATAGTCGTTGAAGTCTTCGCCCGTGCCATCCGTGAAGGTATAGGGGTCAGTGTCAGCACCCTTGTCTTCGTTCGTGCCCACGTCGATCAGCGTGATTTCGCCGCGCGTGCGGGTCCACAGATTATGTCCCGACACCTGCCAGTGCTTGACCATGCGGTTTAGTTCGCGCAGGGCCATAGCCTGATCGTTGGCGTTGAGCGCCTCACCAGCAGCCAGCGCACCAATCTCAATCATCGCGTCGGTGATGATGTTTGTGCCGGACGTGGAGTAGTCGTAGCTACCGGACGTGCTCATTACACTTCCCCGATTACATCAAATTGCGAGATGGCGAGGTTGGATTGAATCTGCACACCAATCGGCTCAAAACGCATCGCCACATAGCGCGCCCTGCGCCCAATAGGCACCATCACCTCATCGCCCACTGTAAAGTCGCGCACAGCGTCAACAAAAGGCACTGCAAGACCCTCGTAATCAACTCCGTCTTCTGATGTGTAGATGTTCAGGAGATGCTTACCTGCGGTCAACTCGGTAAACGTGAACTTGACAAATGATACGCTTTTGATGCTGCCAATGTCGGCTTGAATGATGTTAGTGCTTGGCGAAAAAACAGCGCCCCGTGTGCGCAGAATAAGGCCATCGCGGGTGACAAGTTCGTTGCCGTCCCGGTCCACAAGCTCAACACTAAAGGTGGCGGTATTGCCGGTGGAGACGGTTGCCTCGTATGGCGCGGGCGGGCGCGGATTTCGCACCGCATAGTCATCTACCACGCCACGCACAAACTCTTGCGGGTGGCGAGGTTCTTCCTCATCCTTGTGAACAAGGAGCCCATCCCATTGACGTACAATTTCGTTGGCTGGGTAGACAAATCCAGACCTGTCAGACACCATCTTGTGCGGCTGATCTTTACTGGAATGCTTGCGCAAAAGTCGCATCACACCACCCGATAGGCGTACCAACTTGACGTGCGAGCCGTCCCGCTGTCGCTCGTTACCGTAATGTCGGTCCCGCTCACACCGATGGTCGTTGTGACGCCGCCATCGCCAAGATCGTTAATCAGGTCTTCAACTTGCGGCGCGGATGCGTCTCCGACAATTAGGGCGCTTGCGCCCGCCTGCCCGCCTGTGTGCATAACGTAGACCCGCCACACCGCGCCGTTCGTACCAGCGTCAAAAAGCGTGGTAGTGCCGGAATTGCTGACCACGACTGAGCCGCTTTGATCGGCAACGCCGCGCGAGTCCTGCGGCGCACGCAATCCAACATACTGCCAAGTGTTGCCAGTCACGTTATAAAAGCACACCGACTCATTGACGCTGAGGGTAAGATCTTCGCCGCCCGGCAAACGAATAGTCGAGCTGTTCGTAAATGTAACGTCAGAGCCCGCATTTCGGATAAGCAGGAAAGGCCGTCCGCTCGCGGTGTAATTCGCAGTAATGGTGCTGATTGTCGCGGGCGATCCCTCATTGAGCAGCACCGTTGAAGACGTGACCGTAATCGCATTAGTCGCCACGGAAACGGATTCGCCCGCGTCATTAAACGTCAACGCGCCGACCTGCTCTGCGTCCGTATTCGCAAAGTCAATGCCTGAAGTCACCGCGCCGCCTGTAAAGGAGCGTTTCAGCGTCGAATAGGTGTCGGCGTCGTCCCGCGCCACCACTTCGACCCATTCGCCAGACGTTCGCAGAGACGTGACTGTGCTTGCCCCGCCGTAGCGAACCGTTACAACTCCAGCGCCATCAGCGGTGCGCCGGATCACAAACCGCTTGCCAGCGTAGTTGCCGGTCGTCGGCAGGTCTACGTTAATATTGCTTGAAATTGTGCCAGACAGAATTTGATACGGTGCGCCGTCAGCCGCAATCGTTACATCGCCGGAAGCATTCTGAGTTTGGTCTACCAGATCACGCCCGATGCACTCACCGACATAAAGAGCGCTTTCAACATTGTCCGCGTTAATGATTGGGTTGGAGGTCGGTAGAATGTTGCCGTCGCCAATGTTAATGTTGTCAAGGTTGCCGGAAACGGTGTTGAACTCAATCCCGCCTGCGGTGCAGCCGTTCATGGAGCAGTTGTCAATCATGATCCGGCGAACTGTGCCCGCGCATGATCCAAACTCAATGCCAACGGTGTTAGAGCTTGCGCCGTCTGTCAGCGTGCATCCGTTAATAACGCCGTCCGCTGTGACTTCCCCAGACTCAGCGTCGATAAAGATGTTGGGGTGGCCACCGTGGTTTGCGTAAAAATGAACCCCGTTGACCTGCCAGCGCACCGTATTAATGATCTCCATTGCCGGACCTTGCGTACCGTCCAAGTACGGAGAGTTGTAAGCCGCGTCACAAAACCCGCTGTCCATAATAAAGTGCGAGCAGTTTTCAACACGGATGTTGGTTCCGGCAGACCCTTGGGGTCGGCACGAAATAAGCTGCAAACTGCCTTCATTCTGAAAGAGCATTCCGTACTCTTCCCCGTCCGACTGCGTTTGCATAATCCAACTGTCAGTCCCGCCAAGCGCGCCGCCAGCGCCTTCAAAGTGCATGCCGTGTGTAATACACGAAAAGAAGTAGCACCTCTCGACATACAGCGCCTTGGACTCAAGGGAATACATACCTTTGCCGTAATTTCCACAGTAAACGCTGCGGAAAATGTGATCGCGGAGGTCGTCAAGGCAGACAATGCCTCGCGAGTTAGTGTAGGACGCGCGATCACCACTAAGCAGGCGAAGGTCATAAATACCGCCACGCCGGTTTGTGCTGTCGCCACGGATAATGATGCAATCGCCGTCAAAGTCGGACGTGATCTGCGTTCCCTGCCCTCCAGATGAACGGTTCGGGCCGACACCCTGCCAATCGGTCGTGGGAAACTTCTCAATCGGGTAACTGGTCAGGTATTCCCGGTCATTGAAATTGATCTGCGCCCCGAACCCGATAGCGTAATTGTCCGCGCCTTGGATGGCTTGGCTGTCATCCGTTGCCCCGTCGCCAACCGCCCCGAACCATTCGACCAGCGCCGGGCCGCCATAAAGTCGTTGCCATCCCCCGTTGAGGCACAGCGGGTCGGTTTCTTCAGACGGAATCCAAACGCCCTGCTGCGGGTCCGACATTTTGCGCAAAAACAAGCTTCCAAGAGAGCCGGTAATGTCAACGCGGTTTGCATCGTTCTTGGCGTCGGCCCAAGTAGTGTGCAAAGAAATGTCGTCCGCGTTGATGCGATTCACATAATACTTTGTGTTTATCGTTAGGCCGTTTGCCGTAGCGTTCGGAACCGCCACGTCACCCGTGCGAAACTTGTTTGCCGTCAGCGTGAGCGTGTCAGCGCCCACATCAATAGCGTCAACTTGGTCACTAATAATTGTAGTGTTGGAGAACTGGCTGCCAGCGCGCCAGACAAAATCACCGCCCCGCTTGGCGTCCGACACCCTGATTATTTCACCACCGGAAAGGGCGCTAGTGTCCCTCGCCTTTAGTGCGGTGTAATCGTCCGCCTGACCGCCAACATAAACACCCGTGATGTTTTCATCAGCCGCCGCAAGAAGGTCGCCACCCCCGGCGGGGGTGTACGGTTCAAGTGTGGTCGTGGAGTTGGGATAGCCAAGGGCTTGACCCACCACCGCGCCAGTAGGCGAAAAACCAACCCCATCAAGCTGAAAGGTATCAGTCGCGTTGGCGTCGAGACGAATGACCTCAAAGCCGCCCACAAAGATTTGCAGGCGATCATCGGTCGAGGCTACAAAGTAAGTGTCGTTGTCCGCGTCCAGAATAAGCTGGTTGCCTTGAGCGTCAATGTTGCCGCTGGACACAAAGCCATTGGCGGTGACACCGGATTGCGCGATTACAGCGCCAGCTTTGTCTACGCTAAACTGTGTAGTGCCGCCAACCTCAAGGTTGATAAGCTTGGAGGCCGCGTCTGAAGCCGTGTCGGTCACGTCAACATTAATCGCGTTAAACGTGGTGCTAACGTCGTTCCAAGTGTCGGAGAAGCCGAAAATATTTGCTGTGGTCATTTGCGGCGCTTTCCAGCTTTAGACAGAGCAATAGCCACAGCCTGCTTTGGCTTGCGGCCCTCCTTGCGCAGCTTTCGGATATTGCTGCTTATCGTTTTTCGAGATGAGCCACGCTTGAGCGGCATGGCTACTTCTTCTTGGCTGTGCGGGCAGACCTGCGCCATGCAGAGGCTTTGGGGTAGCCCTTCTCGCCCGGACGCTTGGGGCGCTTGCCCGCGCGGCGGCGTGCGTTGACGTTGGCGTATAATCCGCGCTTCGCCATCACATCCTCGTGGTGTATCCGCGACGGGGCATGTCGCTTTCAGAGGCGCGAATCTCGGAAATCATGCGCTCAAGTTCGCCAAGGAAAGACGGGTCTTGCTCGGCCATGCGGCGCACAACAGAAATAGCTTGCATCTTGGCGTCTTGTTCCGGCTGGGGTGCTTGGCGGTCAGCGCCGCGCATGACGGCTTCAGCCATTTGACGGCCGCGCGGATCGCCAACCGGAACCGGAGCGCTTGGCCCCTGCATCATCTGGTTCATGGGCATGGCTATTTCTTCCTTGACTTCTTGCCGACGCAGCCCCACGCCTTGCGGCGCTGACGGAGCTTGGAATTAGGGTTGCGGGCGGCTTTGGGGTGATCGCGCATCTGTCCAGCGCTGCGGGCGCAGTAGCTATTGCCCCGCTTGGTGCCTGGCGAGGAAACGCGCCTGCGCGTCTTGCCCGAGCTGTCTTTGTAGGTTGAGCCGTCAGGATACCGCTTGCGGGGCATTACTTCTTCCGCAGATGAAGCATGATTGTGCCCTTGTCGTTATTCCCAAGACCCGCCGTTGTGATGAGAATGTCACCTGTTTTGCCAGCGCCCGCGTTGTTGGGGATGCCGTCAACTTTATCGGGGCAGTAACGCACATCGTAGTCGGGCAGATGCAGGAACGCGACATTGGCCGTGGCGTCCCAAAGAAGGTCAGCGGTAAAACCAGACAGGCCGGACCAGAACGATTCCAGCACCAGCTCGCCAGCCCCATAGGCGGAGGCGTCAACAAGCGTGGTGGCGGACTCATCGCCAGAACCATCGCCAGCAATATAGATGTTCAGGACAAGGTTGCGCGGGCCATTCTGAATGACCTGCGTGGTGAGGGTGTTAGCCATTCAAGCCCCCTTAGCGAGCGGTGAGCTTGTTGACTTCAGCAGCAATCAGAGCAACTTCGTCGCGCAGGGTTTCCAGTGCATCAGCAATGGCCTGCGCTTCCGCTTCGGTCGGCGGGTCGCTGATATCAGCGGCAGAATAGGCGGTGACAGAAACGGCAGACGCGACTGCATCGCCCTCAATGCCATTCGGGAAACGGGTGGGTTTCGCCATTGTATTCTCCTATCAGGACAAAGTGGGGAGAGGCGCTAAACCCCTCCCCAACCAAGTTAGCCAGCGCCAGCGCTCGCGAAGACAGAGCGCCAGTCCGCAGCGCCGAACGCATAGCGCTCGTAAGCGGAGTGGAGGACGTTCTTGGTCTTGAAGTCCATGTCTTCGTCCATTTCCACCGCAGCGCGCTCCTGATAGATCAGGCCCGTGCCTTCCGGCAGGTCGGTGGTGATGAAGAAGGCATCGGAGTCGTCCAGATAGTGCCAAGCCATGTAGCCCTGCGGCAGCAGGCCCTTGGAGCGCAGAGCGTTCACCGCGTTGTTGGCGGTGTCATTCTGAAGGGTGGATTCCAGAATACGCTCGGCGTTGAACATCTCCTGCACCGGCACGATGAGCTTCTGACCGCGCAGAGCAATGCGGTTGTTGCGGTCATCGCGGGCTTGCTCGACCAGAATCAGCAGGTCTTCCAGCGAGGCTTCCGACAGGTCAGCGCCGGTAATCTCGTTGGCTTGGTCGCCAGATTCAGTCGGGTGGTCCGTGGCGAAGAACTCCTTGCCGTCACCCAGCGGGAAGTTGGAATCGAAGCCATTGTTGAACACGTCGGCGGCGATTTCTTCCTTGGTGATGCGCACGGCGCGGGCCAGCTTGGCGGCGCGGTTGAAGGCCACGTCCTCGTACTGGTTGTCCGCAAGTTCTTCCTTGGTGATGGCGTAGCCAAGGGCATAGGCCGTGTTCACCAGACGATAGGTGTAACCCTGACGGTCGCTATCGACGGTGTACGCAGCACCCTGCGCCTTTTCACGCGCGAGGCCGAAGTTCTTCGACTGAACGTACTCTTCATACGCCTTGTCCGAAGAAATGGTCGGGAACACCTCAAGGCACTCAAGCGGGTGGTCGCTATACTGCGAGCCAAACCACTTCTTGACACCGGGCCATAGCGCCTTGGGGTGATTAGCAGTTGAGATAACAGCCATTGTTTATCTCCCTCTTAGACGCCAGCCACGCCAGCACGGGCGCGGTGGTTGGTGATGTAGACTTCCCATTTGGCGTTGGTGCCAATTTCGTTGTCGGGACGGCGAGCCAGACCAGCAATGCGGACGTGAGCGCCCGAAGAGTTGGTCGCGGCAGTGACGGACGAATCAATCTCGACGCCGGAAAGGCCGGTCACAGTGGAGCCCGCCGCGATTTCGAGGTTGTAGCCGCCGCCCACAGCAGCCGCAGTCAGCGCGCCACCCACAGAGTCCTCTTGGACTTCGAAGAGAACGTCGGGGTTGTCGCAGACCAGAGCGTAGGAGGTGGAGCCAGCCGCAACGTAACGAGCGTCGTCACGAAGCTGGGAGCCCGACTTGTCGGAGGCGAAGCCCACGACCACGCCCACGATGGGAGTGTTGTTGGAGGGGGTTGCGTCGTCAACGGTGCCAGCACGGTTGACTTCTTCAATGCCGTTGGCGTCAGACGTGCCCGCTGCAAACACCGGATCGCCAATGTAGATGGCGTTGGTGCTGTCGTTGACGTAATAGATGTTTACGTCTTCGTCGTTAAAGCGGACAGGGCGGAGGCCAAACGGGCTATCGGAGTTAGCCATTTAGATTTCCTCATTAGGTGAATTGACCCTCCGTCCGCTGGATGCGAATGCGGTCAGAGGTATCGACTTGCTCTTCCAGATCGGAACGTGAGCCAGTTTTGATTTGGGACATGCGCTCGTCGCGTTCTTTCCGCTTCTCCTTGAGGCTTTCCTCGTAGAGTTCAACCGGAATGGCCATCAGATACAGTTTCAGGGGCTCGCCTGTGTGGCGGTCCCGTCCAGCAGCATCAATGGCAATCGCGCCATCGCGCTCTGTGATGCCGACTGCTACTCGCTCAGCGTAGTCTTTGCCGCTGACGAAGCGATAGCCAGCTTCCATCATCTCGTTGATTCGACCGGGCCGATCTAGCGCCCAATAAGGCCGGAGCCCTTGCTCTTTGAACCAAGCTTGATCTACTTCGGTTCTCATTTGCTTGCCGGAAAGCGGTTTCTTGCGTTCCGTGGCGAAGCCGGTTTTCTGCTTAGTCGTCTTGGTTTCTTTTACCGTAGCCATAGTATATCACACTCTCTCAGGATTTTTGTGCCGCGAAAAAATCTTTTGCGTATTCGGCTCGTCCCTTGTCGTCGTTGCTATACACCTTGCGGCGCGCTAGACGCTCAAAAGCGGCCTTGCCCTCGGACGGAAGGCGCTCAAAAGACTGATCGTTCTTGGTGCGGCGTTGCGTTGCCGGTTGACGCCCGCTCTGGCTTGGAACGCGCGGCGTCGAGGCGTGCTGTTGGAGCGTCTTGGGCTCTCCGTAGGCGCGGTTGACCTCTTGTGCGACGGCGTTGTAGAACTCACGCTCAAGCTGGGGGTTGCCCATAACGTCCTGCGGAGACAAGCCGCGCTGGGCGAGCAACTGAGGCCCAATCTGGTCAGCGTAGTGGCGCTTGGCGGCGTCCTCGAAGCTGTTGCCGACATACCACTGGTTTTCCTGCACCCAGCTTTGGTACACGGGGCTTTGCGTGGCCTGTTCGACAACCGGGTCATGCTGAGGCTGGGGCTGAGACGCAGAGCGGGCCTTCAGGTCCACAATTTCGTCAAGGAGCTTCTGAGCCTTGGTTTTGTCGCCAAAGTCAAACGCTTTCTCGTACTCGGCCTCAAGCGCCTCGATGCGGCTCTTGGCCTGAGTTTGCGTTTGCTCCTGCTGGTTTTGCTGAATACGCAGGAGTTCGCGTCGGGTGGCCTCAAGCTGCTCCTTGACAGAACTGAACTCGTCAAGAACCTTGGTCTTGCCCGCAAGGAACTCGCGCGGGTCGTCAACGAACGTCGGCGGAACCTCACCCTTCCATTCGGTGCGCGGCTTCCAGCCAAAGCGGCGGGCAATATCCTCGTCGGACTCAGACCAGCCTTGATCGGGCTCGTTATCGGGGGCATTGTCCGGTTCTGCGTCCGGTTCCGGGGCCTGAGATTCCGGCTCGTCGTCAGGGTTTAGGTGCGACGGTTCTGTATCGGTGTCCGTTACATTGTCCGGTTCCGGTGCTTCATCGGCCATCCCATAGAGGGACCAGTCAACCTTGCTTTCGCCTTTAATTTCGGGTGCATCAGTCATCAGACACCTCCACGCCCATTACTTCGTCATCGTTGAGGGTGATAAACTTGTTCCCGTCCTTGTCTTTCCATGCGTATCCGCCGTATTCGCGGAACATCACAATGTCGCCAACCTTGGGGCGATTGGGAAAGACGATGTAATCGTCATTATTTGGCGTGCCGGTCGTAAAAGCAAGTTCGCCCAAGGCGACAACCTCGCCTCGGCTTTGCCTCCATTGTTTCTGGTCCTTGGCCTCGTCGGGAATGTAGATGCTCCCAACCTTTTCTTCGACGGTTTCCGGCTTGACGATAAGTCGGTATCCCAGCGGTTTAATCTTCACAGAACTCACCTGCTTCTAGCTCATCTAACACAAGTTCATACGACTGAATCCTCAGCGCATGGTTCACCATATCACGCTCACCGGCATTTTCTGGCTTGTTCCAGTAAAGCGTGTAGTGAGCGTCCTTGTGCTTGGCGATGTGCTTACGCAGAGCCTTGAGGACTTGCTGGGTTAGTGGATGCTCCACCCATTCCGCGTGGCTGTTCTTGTCCATTCTGTCTCATCCTGTTTTCTAAGTCGCGGAGGGTTCCAATGTAGCTTTCAAGCTGCCTACCCTCTTCCTCGCTCTCCGCTCGCGCGAGGTTGAGAATGCTTTCGCTGTTGCGCTTGGCGAACTCGGCCAGCGCCAGCACGGCCTCGGTCTGCGAATCGCGCATATCAGACTGCGCGCGCAGCATGTCGGCCTGAGACTTCATCAGTTTGGCCTGCTGATCGGGGTCAGGCCCTTGCGGTTGCGGCTCGACGTACCACTCTTCGGGATTATCGACCTCAAGGCCGCTCATAACCTCCATGAAGAGCTTCTGACGGTTCATCATGGGGCCAAACATCTGCGCGGCCTGCATCAAGCCCTGCATGCGGGCCTGTTTCTTGGCGTCAGTCGCCATCGCCGGGTCGGTGACGGGCGTTACGTCGAGGCTTTCAGGGTCGTAATCGTCCCGCGCCACCGCCTTGCGGTCGTCAAGGAAGGTGAAATACGCTTGTTGCGGAAGGGTGCGGGCATTGATAGCAAAAATCTGCTTCAATTCGTGCTTCAGGGCGCGGTGAACGCGCTTGAAGATGGAGTTGAACTGCTTGGAGCCCTGCTCCACAAGCGTCATGGCCGTGGTGGGGGCCACATTCTGCTCCATTCCGCCCGTCATGATGTCCTTGACAGAGGAAATGTCCCGCGTAGACTCGATCATAAGGCCGAGAAGCTGGAACAGGACGGGAGACGGACCTTGGAACTGCAACTGGGTTGCAGGTTTTCGCGTATGTTCCCGCCTGCGACATCAACCTGCTTGAACTCTCCGGGTTCAAAACGGAAATCGCCGCCTTTGATACGCAGCCCGCGTGCCACAAAGCCCATCGGGGTGTTTTGGAGCGTGGCGGCGTCGTTCAATTGGTTGATGGTCGTATTGATCTGCTCGTTGAGTGGCCCAAGGAGCCACCCCAAACCGATGCCGTAAAAGCCGTTATTCGGATTGGGGAGAAAGTCGTATTTGACATACGGAGGATTGTGAGCGATAGCCACAACCCCATTCATATTCGCCTCTACATCATCTTGGGTGAAATGCGGATACACGGCGAAGACGTGGCCGGAATCGCGGTGGAAGATGACAACGTACGGCTCCGGGTAGCCGTCCCCGTCAAGGTCCAACCGGGTATGCTGCTCAATCAGGCTTACTAGGCCCTGATCGTCGGGCTCGCCGGTCTGAGTGTCAAGCTCCTGCCCCAAGATTTGTTTCAGGTCGTCGCCCTCGGCAACGTAATACTCGCCACGGCGAACGCGCTCATCAACCTCATACGGATGCAGGTAGAAGCACTCTGAAATGCGCGCCGCACGGTCAAGGCTCTCAGCATCCATATTGACGATGACTTGGCTGCCGGGCAGGAACTTGGAGTCAATCCGGCCCAGCTTGTCGTCAAAGACGGTCTTGCGGAAA